GGTTTTAATCAGGGCGTACAGTTATGGCCAGCGCAGGCAAGGCAGCCGTTGCCCGCTCCGTACACTTATTGACAGCACTCCAAGGCAGCCGTTGACCGCTCCGTACACTTATTGACAGCACTCCAAGAGGCGGCGCTGCCGCCATAAAAAAACCCGCTTGCGCGGGCTTTGCTCTTTAAAGGCTCAGGCGCGAGCCTGAGTCTGCTTCTTCGCTATCGCCACCTTCTCGATTTTACCCGGCGTGACGATCATGCCGGTCACGCTTTCGTGCGTCTTAAAGGTACAGCTGCAGTTGATGTTCTGGCACTGGTTATAGCGCTCTTTGGTCTCGTTAGAGATGTAACGGCTACTGCGCGTATGGGCAGCGCTCTGACACAGCGGACAATGCATCATTTGTGAGTTCCTCCGTAGTTGACGCAGCCATTATCGCGCCACTTACTCACAAAAAGCAAATTAATTAACTATTAGTTAGTCAATTCTCTCATATTCCACATCTGTGATGTCATTCTCCAGCTCCAGCGTAGTGGTAAACCCGTCGCTTACGTTCAGATTATGCGTCACCTTACTGATTATCCAGGCGCTGGCGTCAATCACGGTTTTAAAGCCACTGACCTGCACCGGCGTTTCAGGATAAAGATCCGCGCGTCCTGTCGCCAGCTGAAAGGTAAAGTGAACCACGCCGCGCTGTATCTCGCTCCACTTAGCCTCCGCCGCCTGCTTCGCCGCCTCTTTGCTGTCAAAGACCTCCGGCAGCACCAGCAGGCTCTCTTTTTGACCTGCGGTATATTCGCCTTCGTTATCATCCGCTTGTTTTGGCGGGCTTTTCGCATCTGGATGGGCGACAGCGGTGGCGTTCGAGGCCTTTGCCTTATGCTGCATCTGGAAGATATGCGTTTTCGCCTCCTGAGTAGAGAGCCATTTCGCCTGAACGCCTTTGTAGCTGGTGCGGTCGGCAACCATAAAGTTGTGCTTGTCGCCCTGCTGGCGCGTCAGTAATACCGTTGGGATCGCTTTGCCGCTGGCTAATTCCCCGCTGCCGGGCCGCAAAAAAAGCAGGCGCCCCGCTTTGATAATCGCTGCCGCGCCATAGCGTTTCGCCAGCCGGGTAACAAAGCTGGGATCGGTTTCGTGGGTCTGATCGATATGATCGATTTTGATCCCGGCGAACCCTTCCGCCATCTGCAAAATCAGGCCGCAGCGCTGCGCTATTTGCGTCAGGATGCTGCCCAGCGTGGCGTCATGGTAGGAGACGTCACGCGCCTTGTTCAGCTCGCCGCGAAAATCGACGCTGCGCGCGGTGATAGTCAGCACGTCGGGCGCGCCGCTATGGCTCACCTGATCGACCGTATAGTCGCCCTTGTTATGCAGCTGGCCAACCCAGCCCAGGAACAGCGACACCACTGTGCCGCGCTGCGGCAGCTGAAGCAGGCCGTCGCTGTCGTCCAGCGTAATACTCAGCGTATCCGCTTCAAAGCCGCGGTTGTCGGTTAGCGACAGCGAGACCATACGCTCGCGCAGGTTAGGGGTTACGTCTTTGCTGCCGATCCACAACATAAAATCGGGTGCCAGCTGGCCGCCTGCCTTAATCGCCATCGTGCTGAGTTCACTCACAGAGATAAGCCCCCCACCGTTGCAACAACGCTGCTGATGCCAGAAGAGAGCTTGCCCGCCGCCGCTTCCGCCTTCGTCCAGAGCTCGCTGCCCTGTTTTTGCAGGTCGCCGAACATCGAGACCAGCGAATCATCGACGCGCAGCAGCCCCAGAGTAAAAGTGATAACCCGCGCGCTGCCGTCGGCGTAGAAGTCGCTGTGCGTCGTCTTAAAACTTTCGATGACATACATGCCATAGATAGTGCCGTCGCCGCCGATCAGCGGCCAGGCGCGCCCTTCGTCAGCCAGCAGCTGAAACGCCAGCGCCTTAACCGGGCCGCCGGTAATCTCCGGGCGCAGTTCGCCGCTCAGGGAAATCTTTTCGTTGCTTTTGCCGGTGAACTGCACTGCGGCACGTTTGCCGACGCGGTTGTTGCTGGCCCAGTTCCAGCCGCTGTCATGTGACATCTGATTGTAGGGCAGCGTCTGCCGCATAAAGGGCAGCATGCCGTAGATCATCATCATGAGTAAAATTCTCCTGTCATGGCGCTGCGCTGCCGGTTTTGTTGTTCAATCCGATACTGATCCATCTGCTGCTGCACTATTCGTCCAATCTCATTGCCATCCATGCTGGACTGCGTATTGACCGTGATATTGCTGGTGTAGCTGTTCTGCTGCACCGCGCCGCCGCCAGCAGCAGGCGTTACCACCGGTCGGTAAGGCATGCCGCTGACGGGCAGGCTCTTTTGCAGCCCGTCGGCTGCGGTCGCAGTGCCGTCCGGCGCGGCTGTCTCGCCTGGCGGCAGCTCCGCTTTCAGCTCTTTGCCTTTGCTGCTGGCGATACCGAGCTTATTCAGCACCCAGTCGATGCCGCTCATCAGCTGATCCAGCGCATGGCCGGGGACCTTTAGCGCCTCGGCGAGCATATTGCCGAAGCTTTTCCCCATATTGCCTGCCGCAGTCAGCTGTTCCTGGGTCGATTTAACCGGCTCCAGCAGCTGCGTAAACGCGCTCCACACTGATTTGACCTTATCCGTGACCCAGTTAAAGACCGGCTGCAGCGGCGTGAAGGCAGCACTAATCGGTCCCATCGCATCAGAAAACCCCTGCGCGACGCCGCTGATAAAGGTGCTGATCGGCTCCCAGTAGCGCCGGATCAGCAGCGCGCCGCCAACGATAGCCGCGACGACGCCCACCACTGGCAAGCTAATGGCGCCGATGGCGGTCACGATGGCGCTACCCACCCCGGTGAAAAGCCCGCCGAGTATTTCAACGCCCGCCATAATGGCGCCGACGCCGCTCACCACCGGCCAGACCGCCATACCGATGGCGCCCAGCGCGCCGACAAAGGTGAGCGCCACAGCCGCCGCCGTGGCGATGCCGCTGGCCAGCGTCGGGTTATCCTGCAGCCACTGGTCGACCGTCTGCAGGAACTGCGTCGCATCCTGAGTCAGCGTCCGCAGCGTGCCGTCGAGCGGCGCGTAGAGATCGATGCCGATAGCCGCTTTTGAGGCGTCCAGCTTTTGCATATCTCCGCCGAGATTATCCTGCTGCGCCTGCGCCATGCGCGCCGTACCGCCATCTGACTGTTGCACCGAGGTGGTGAGCGTCTCCAGCTCACCGCTGGACGCGCCCTGCGCCAGCAGCGACGCTGACGAGGCCGCCTTCTCGCCAAAAATGTTTTTCAGCACGTCAGCCTGCTGTGCCGCGCCCATGCCCTTCCTGGCGAAGGCGGCCTGAATATCTTTCAGCAGCGGTAATACCTGCCGCGTGTCGCCGTTTTCATCACGGGTCTGGACGCCGAGTGCGGCGATACTATGCTGGGCGCCGGGCATCTGCAGCCGCGTCATGACCGCGCCAGCTTCTTCGCCCGCCGCCGCGCCGGTAATGTGGTTCTTCGCCAGCAGTCCCAGTATGGCGGAGGTCTGCTCAACGCCGACGCCTGCGCTTTTCGCCACTGGCGCGACGCTGCTCAGCGCGCTGCTCAGCTCTTCGAACTTCATGCCGGTCTGGTCGAGGGTGGCATTCAGCACATCGCCAAGATGGGCGATATCGCCACTGTCGAGGCCAAAAGCGGTTTTCGTTTCCATCAGCAGACCGGCGTTATCCTCCGCTGAGTGGCTGTTTACCTGTGCCATATTCAGCGCGACCGGCGTCGCGGCGGTAATGTCGTCAACCGACCCGTCCGCCCGAGCGATATTGAGCTGGGTCTGCGCAACGTCCTGCGCCGGGATGCCCGTCTGCACGCTGACGCGGCGTGCCTGTTTATCCAGCGCCGCCGCCTGCGGCGACCCCTTCTGCAGGCCGGTTTTAGCCTGCAGCGCGGCTTCGGTGCGCGCCAGCTCGTAGCCGGGACGCAGCAGCGCGGCGCCGGCGGTAAAGCCTGTTTTCGCCATGCCGAGGCCAGCTGCGCCAGCGCTGCGGATCTTGCCCGCCAGCGCCTGGCCTGCGCGATAGCGCTCCGTTACCTGATTATGGCGTGCCTGCTGCTGGCTCAGCTGCTGCAACCGCTGCTGCTGGCCATTCAGATTCAGGCTGGTCTGCGCCGTCGCCGCTTTCAGCCGCAGCTGTTCGCTACTCAGGCTGCGCGTGGCGATGCCCGCGCTGTTGAGGCTCTCACGCTGCTGCTGCACGGAAAGACGCAGGCTCTGCGCCTGGCTTTGCAGCGCGACGCTCCGCTGACGCGCCTTCTCCAGCGCGCGGCTCTGTTCGTCGGCGGGCTGGCTGCTGCTGCGCATCGCCAGCGCCAGCGAAGCCGTTTCAGCCTTCGCCTCTTTCAGCTTCTGCTGCGTGTCGCTCAGCTGGCGGCTGGTGGCGCGAAAGCTATCGATTTTCGCTGACTGCGCCTGTAACGCCGCCAGGCTCTGGCGCGTGTCGGTAATGGTGTCGGTGACTTTTTGCGTTTCGTTCTGGAGGCTCTGTAGCGGGCGCAGCGCCTGATTAACCGCTTTCAGCAGCGCCTGCAGTTTGAGGTCTTCACTCATCCGTATTTGCTCCGCTGCGGATCAGGGCTTTATGCCGCCAGTCGAGAAGCTCGGCCAGCGGCAGGTCGTTCAGTTCGGAAAGGGGCCAGTGAAAAATGGCGGCGATATCAGCCATCAGGTCATTGACCGTCAGTCCGTCAGGCCATTCGACGGCGCCGACTTCGACTGCAAAAAACCGATCACCTTGCCGCCTAACGCAATCAGATCCACCGGGTCGAGGCTGTGGCATTCCGCCCTGGTCAGCGCAGGCAGCGTAATACGCGGCAGCACCGTTAACAGCGCATCGACGTCGGAAGAGGCCAGATCGGCGAGACGCACGCCGCGCAGCGAACCCGCGTTCGGCTTAATCAGCTCAACCTGTGCGATCTCCGCATCGCCGCGTTTTAGCGGGGTTTCAAATTCAACGATATTCTCTTTCTGTTCCATGTTTCTCTCCGCGTTCTGACAGGATAAAAGGCCAGCGCCAGGCGCTGGCGTCAGGGTTAAGCCAGGCCGAGGTTTTTACGGCGCTGCGCAAGGCGATCGGTGCCGTTTACCTTCTCGACCATGTTGACGGTATCGATCTCAATCAGCTCTTTACCGTTCCAGGTGAGTTTGAAATAGGTGTTTTTGGTGGTGATTTTGGTTTCGGTGTCTTCGCCCTGTTTGGCATCGCCAAAGTCGAACGCCTGATGACGGCCGCGCACCTCAATCTCTACCGCGATCTCTTCGCCAGTGTCGTCACGCTGGTAGGAGCCGGTAAAGCGCAGCGGTACGGCGGAACCGCCCCACTGCGACAGCGCCAGATCGTCCATGCCGGCGATAGTCCACTCCATATCGAGCGCGTCGTCGTCCAGACCGTTGTCGATAAAGGCAGCGCCGTTCATGCCGCCGCCACGGTAGGCGTCCAGCTTGCGGGAGAGTTTCGGCAGGGTGACGGAAGAGACAACGCCCT